ACGTGCTATTAACTTTATCCAACTCAACTTTGTTGCAGTTCGGAGTGGAGTAGAATTTTCTGAAGTTGTTGGTGCTGTTTAAGTTTTTTGACATAAATAATTAAAATAAGTATTAAACCAGAGGAATAACAAATGGCAACAACATTATCATCTTTCAAGAGCGCTCTTGCACATGGGGGTGCTCGTCCGAGTTTATTTGAAATGACGGTTTCAAAACCAACAGCCGTATCGGGAAGTTTTGATAATATGGCAACTCATTGCAATGTTTCTGCTATTCCTCCCCTAACTGTTACACCTATCGAAAGACAATATTTTGGTAGAACTGTAAAAATTCCAGGCGATATGGTATTTGGTGATTTGTCTACAACTATCATAAATTCTGAAGATTTTTCTCTCAAAACGGTTATTGAGGATTGGATGGATAATATAAACAGTACTGGTGCAAATGAGGGGTTTAGTGACAATACTTCTGGATTTGGTACTGTAACATTAACACAATATGCAAAAACTGGCGATTCATTATTAACATGGACTTTTCAAGATTGTTGGCCGCAGACTGTTGCGGAAATTGCTCTTAGTTATGATACCGCAAGTGATATAGAACAATTTGATGTAACATGGGCCTACAATTATTATACTCAGGCACTAGGCACCGCAAGACCTGCTGGTCATTCATTCCCAGCGCAAACATAAAGGAAACATATGGCATTTGCACCATCTACATTTAAAACTAAATTGTCCAAAGCTGGTGGGGGCGCTCGTCCATCTTTATATAAGGTTGCTATAAACTATTCAGTTGATAATACTTTTAGCGTGATGGGAGATGATGCACTCTTAGTTAAAGCCACTGCGTTGCCTGGATCTACTATTGCACCTCTTACAGTCAATTATGCAGGAAGAGCATATAAATGGCAAGGATTTAGAACTTATGATAATTGGACTGTAACTGTTATTAACGATGAAAATTTTTCCATTAGAAATAAAATGATGGAGTGGATGAGATACATTTCGGGCAAGTTGAATGGAGAAAGAACTGGAGTATTTGGTGATCCTTCAAAACCGCAGGGAGGATATTATGATGGTAACGCAACAGTAACACAAGTTGGAACAGATGGTGCTAATAAACAAAATTACAATATGTATAATCTTTGGCCAACAGAACTTGGAGAAATTGCAGTAGATTGGTCAAGTGATGCGATACAAGAATATACAATTGGTTTTGCATATGATTATTGGAGTTCTGGAGCAGGCACATCAACGACTAATGAGTTATCTCCTTCATTCTAATAATTATAACAGTAAAAAATGAATGGCCTTTGCAATATCAGAATTCAAATCAAATTTAAAACAGGGAGGTGCAAGACCCTCTCTGTTCAAAGTGGAATTCCAATATCCTAGTGGAATAACAACTCCCCCAACTAAAGCAGAATTTTTAGTCAAATCAACAACCATTCCTGCAAGTACAATCGGGTCATATGATGTATATTATCATGGCAAAGCGATAAAAGTGGCCGGTGATCGTACTTTCGATACATGGGATACAACTATTATTAATGATGAAGATTTTGGTATTAGAAACACACTTGAAAATTGGATGGGCAGTATCTCAGATCACAAACTAAATACAAGAGATAAGCAGGCATTTCAGAATATGTCTGAAGGCGATGTAGCGAAGTATAAATCTACGTTGAAGGTTCAACAATTTGGTAAAGCTGGGCAAGAGTTACGTACTTATGAATTTAAAGGTGCGTGGCCATCTGCATTATCAACAATCAATCTTGATTGGTCAACTGCATCGGAAATAGAAGAGTTTACTTGTACATGGGTGTATGATAGTTGGTTTGTTAATCGGAATCCTTTGGGAGCTGCAGCAAATTTATCAGAAAATAACGTGATTGTGGCACCATCCACAAATACAGATTCGGGCATAAGTTAATAGGAGAATATAATGGCATTTGAAATATTCGGTTTCAAAATTGAAAGAAAAAGTCAGGAAATGGCAGGCGCCAGTGTTCCTGCGTTCACACTTCCAGAAAGTGATGATGGTTCTCAAATGGTATCGGGAGCGGGTGCATTAGGTTACTCTCTCGATATGGATGGTCAATATAAGACTGAGGTAGAACTTATTCTTAAATATCGTGATATGTCTCAAATGGCTGATTGTGAGATTGCGATTGATAATATTGTAAATGATGCCATTGTTGTTGATGATATCCTTCCTTCAGTATCAGTTGTTCTCGACAAAACAGATCTCACAGAAGGTATTAAGAAAAAAGTTCGTACAGAATTTGAGACTGTATTGGATCTTCTAAACTTTAATAATTATGGTCATGATATTTTTCGCAGATGGTACATTGAAGGAAGATTGTATTATCACATTATGATAGATGAAAATGACCCAAAACGTGGTATTGTAGAACTCCGAAGTTTGGATGCTACAAAAATCAAAAAAGTTAAAAATGTTAAAGTAGAAAAAACAGCCGATCCCAAAAAAGCAAAAATAAATATAACTCCTACGTACACTTACAATGAGGCCGGGTTGGATAAACGATCTTCTTCTGGTCTTGTAATTTCGGGTGATAGTATTGCATATTCTACTTCTGGTTTATTAAATCCTCAAAAAACTACAGTAATGTCTTATCTTCATAAGGCAATCAAACCACTAAATCAATTGCGAATGGTAGAAGATGCAATTGTTATCTATCGTATATCACGAGCACCAGAACGCAGAATTTTCTATATTGATGTAGGAAACTTACCAAAACTAAAAGCAGAACAATATATTCGTGACATCATGACACGATACAAGAACCGATTGGTTTATGATTCGGATTCTGGTGAAGTCAAAGATGATCGCAGACACCAATCAATGTTGGAAGATTACTGGTTGCCACGAAGAGAAGGTGGTCGAGGAACAGAAATTACCACACTTCCAGGCGGAGAAAATCTAGGACAACTGGAAGATGTAGAGTACTTTCAACGAAAAATGTATAAAGCAATGCATGTCCCTGTTTCACGGCTCGAGGCAGAATCGGGATTCTCTTTGGGGAGAGAAAGTGAAATTACGAGAGATGAATTGCTTTTCAGTAAATTTATCAAAAAGTTGCAGACAAGGTTTTCACTTTTATTTGATGAAATAATGGAAAGACAGTTGATTCTGAAAAATATTATGACTGCTGCAGAATGGGCTAAGATTAGAGATAAGGTTCATTACAGATTTGAAAAGGATCATTACTATTCAGAATTTAAACATCAAGAAACTATGTCTCAACGTTTAGATCTTGCAAGAAACTCAGAAGAATATGTTGGAAAGTATTATTCTAAAGAGTGGTTTCGAGCAAATATTCTCAAACAAACAGCATCAGAAGTTGAAAAACAAGATGAATTGATTGCAAAAGAAGCAGAAGAAGAGGGTGGAGGTGAAGAAGGTGGAGAAGAAGAATATTAGGGGTTTACACCTTTAAAAGTTTATAAATATTAATAGATAATTTTTGGAGATAAAATGGCAGAACAAACAGCACAACGAGATTTTAAAACAGTAGATATTATAGATTATTCAATGCAAAGTAATCCTACAAGTGTCAACGATGCATTTGATCAAATAATTACAAATAAAGTGGTAGATGGATTAGAAACTAAAAAACGAGAAGTTTCTGCTAGAATGTTTTCGGACAAAGAAGAAATTTCAATCGAAGAACCAGAAGTTGAGGTTCAAACCGAACCAGAACCAGAAACAACGGAGGAGCAATGAAATTATTAGCCGCAAAGACTGCCACAACTGCTACAGAATTGAGTTTGGGTAAAGCAACATGCGTTGCGGTTTACGCATCAGCTATTTCAATTATTTCAGTAGTCGAAAATGATGGAACTGAGGGGGGAACCAGTGGAACAGTTCAAGGTTCTATTACTGTACCAGCTGCTTCGTTGACCGTTATTCATAAAGATTCGGATCAATTTATATTGGCAAATGTAACAAATGGAACATATACTGTAATAGCAGACGGTGGCCCGAGTAGATAAAAATGAAAACATATAAAGAGTTTAGAAAATCAATAGGTTTTCCTGTTAAAGAGAGAAAAGTTGAAGAGGTAATACGATCAGAAAAACCTTTGACAGAAGATGTTGTAGACCAATTGAGATC